GGCGAGCACGGACAGCGCGATCGGCGGTACGGGCTGGGCCCACTTCGGGAGCCTCAGCGACCAGCGGTTGACGATCACTTGGATCGCTCCGCTCTGCCAGAGCCGCAGAACGAGCACGACGGAAATGGAGATAAGAAGGTCGCTGGTCATATCGGTCATTCCTCTCGAGAATAGGCCCCAGCTCACCGCCCGCAGCGGGAGGCAGACAGCGGCGAGCCGGGGGGAGTCAGTAGTAAGCCTCCACCTTCCACCGGCTACACACTGCATACGTGCCGAAGGCGGCGCTATTGTTTCCCTGTGTGAGAAAAGCTCCCCAGTTCTCAGGGTCCCCCAACGTCGCCGGATCGGACGAACTAATCCACTGGCTAGTCCCAACCGTGCTGTATTCCGCGCAACGCACGAACCGACTAGGATCCTCGAGCGTGTCTGGATCTGTCGAGCCGAGGTAACTGTGATCTTGGTCCACCCCGATCCCGCGTGGTAACAGCAACCCAACAGTGCGCAGCCCTGCCGCGGGAAGCGACAGTCCGCCCGCTCCGGCCTCGCTACCACCGATCACCCAATAGCCATAGAGCGCATCAAACATGGACACTGGTGTCCCCGGTTCGACGTTGCTACACCGCCCCGTGGCGCACTTCGATAGCGCACTCTGTGCGCGCACCGCGCGGTCTTCGATACCGATTACGAGATCCATGTTCGTGGCCCCGTACCCAGCTTGAGCGGACGCTAGCGCGGCCGAGCAGCGTAAAGGAGTGTCTGGCTTCAGTCCGAGACCCGCGAACGAAAAGTGCACAAGGGGGGTCAGTCCCTTGATCGCGTGAATATCACTCGCGTAATCAAGTCCCGAAGGAAGCAGCAAACCGACGCCAGCCACGATCTGCATCTGATCACGATACTCAGACCCGGTGACACCGTGAACCGTGACCCCCACACCACCCACTGTGTATGCGCCGTTCGAGGCAAAGACCTGTGCCGGCGCCGCCGCAAAGTCGATATCGGCAAGAGTGTGCCAGCTCGGCCCACTTCCACTTCCGTTTCCTGGTCCGCCAAGCGTGAGCGTCTCGCTCTCAGCATCCCACGACGAGTCGAGCGACTCACCGATCCGAAGGACACGAGCGATCTTCTGCTCGGTCCCGGACAGCCCGAGCACGAACGACGTAAAGCCCAGTAACCGATCTAGGGCGTTCACGCGGTCACCTCGACAAAGAGGCAGTCGATCTTGAGGCCCGCGAGCGCATTCGCGCCCGCTTCCCCGACAACTCTCAACCAGTATCGCGTCGAACCGCCCAGCGGAGCAGCGCCGTCCGCGAGCGTCGTGCCCATCTGGTGCACCGCCTCGAAAGCCTCCAGACTCGCCGCAGCGTCCGCAGCCGTATCCACAACGGTCACCGCGACATTGCTCGCAGCCAACAGCGACCGCGAACACAACGAGATCTCCGGCATGTCACCAGCGCCGGGCAGCGCCGAGTGAAGAGGGGCACCCCGAAGCCGGGCATAAATCCCCGAGATCTGCCCGAAGTACGGTAAGAACGGAGTGATCTCCACTTGGCAGTGATAGGAGTGTCCCACCTGCAGCTGATGCATGGGTCGCGTCACCTCGGACGTGTCGAGCGCCCAGTAAGCTTCGACTCCCCATAGCTGTTCCACCGGGATCACCTTCACCTGCGGAGTGCCCCCGGCCCCTCCCACCCGCTCCCGAAGCCAAAGAAAGTTGTCGTGGTTGTCCTCGCCGGCCGCGGCGAGGTTCGCGCCGTCGCGCTCGTCTCCGTCCTCAATCTGCCGGATCGTCTCATGCAGTGTCGCTGAGCCGGTGTAGTTGTCCACGTCAATCCCTCAATCCTGCCCAGTATCGGGCGCTATGGCTTCGAGCGCTGAGGCGTCCCCACGTCCCATCGGGTTGCTCTTCCTCCCACGTCTCCGCATCCAAGATCACGATCGTGTGCATGTGCCGAGCATTCCTCGACGACCACTCGTCAATCAGTGCCCGCACCCCGGCCACGATCGGCGGTAGCGCCGTCGTTCCGAGGGTTCCACCATCACCCACCACGCCCTCGTCACCGACCACGCCCTCGTCGACCAGCCAGGCCTCGGGAGCCCAGATCAGCACCCAAAACCGCGACCACAGAGCCGCGTTCCCGTCCCAATTCCACGCGGCCGATCCGATCGAAATCTCCCCAGTGGTCGAGATCTCCCAGAATCGGCCGCCGTTGTTGACGATCCGCATCCGCGGACTGTGAGGGGTCAAATACGCTCGCAGCTGCAGCAGCAGCGACACCGCTCCGCCCTTCGTGACGGCCGCCTTCTTCCACGACCGCAGGCGCGCCGTGATCTGCGCCTCGGTCTCCTCGGGACCTCGCATCACCTTCCGGTCGCGGCAAAGCACGGGAGTTGCCGAGCGCAGAAATCCCGGGAACCTGGCCTTCACAGCACACACAAACCAATACCTGACCAGATCAAGCATGAGGCCGAAGGCATAGAGCAACCGTCCGCCGTTGCGGCCTCGAAGCCACCGCGGCACCACACCCTGACCGGCAATGGCGTCGCGATACTGACGGATCCCCTCGTCGCTCATGGCCTCACCAGCGTCGCCGTGCCGGTGAGCGTCCCCACCTGCGGAACCGAGTATCGCTCGCACTCCACATCAGCCGCCGGCGAAGTGATCTCGCAGTGAAACGCGCCAGGGACCGCGCTCAGGATCACCTTGCGAAGCATGTCGACGAATACATACCCGGCCGCATCCGACGGCCAGTCACCACCGATCGGCAGCTGCCGCAGATACGCGGTCAGCGCCGCATCCACCGCGGCCACAATCTGAGCCGCCGACAGGCCCGCGGAAGTGTAGACCCACACCCGATAAATGACCGAGATGGTCAGCCCGATCCCACTCGCCGCCGTGGTCGTCCCCTGAGGAGGGCACGCCAGGGTGTTCAGCAGGTAGTGCAGGCGACCAAGATCGGTCTCTGGATCCTCGACGTCACCCGCCACCGCGCCCGACGCCGTCGCGGCATACACAGTGCACGAGCCGTCCCCCGGCCCCTGCACCACCCGGACACGATTCACGCCCAGGTGAGTCCCGTCCGCACGAGTCGCGGCCAGAGCCACGGCCTCGTAAGCGTCGACCGGTCCGTTCGGCGAGATCGCAGCCGCCGAGTTCTTCGCGCGCCGCTCGAGCTCCGAATCGGTCTCGTCGTCCGTCCCGACAAACGCCGACGGATTCGTCACGGTCAGCCCGGGATAGGTCCCTTCGAACCGGGTGATAGTGCCGGCCCCACACGAGCCAGCCGAGCCGGCTTCCTTTGCGCGGACGTTCAGCGGGATCGATCCTCCCGGACCGATCACCATCGCCTCGAGCGACACATACACCTGGTCGTCGGGTCCGAGCACCGCCACATCGCCGGCAGCCTCGTCGTAGACACTCGTGCCGGTGTTCGTGATCGTCACCGAACCCGCCGCAAACGAAGCTTTCAGCGCCGCCGTGTCGAACGTGAACCACGCCACCAGCTTTTTCCAGCTGCCTCGAGCCGTCTCGAGGAACCCGCCGGCAGCCACCTCGGCAGCAAGCACCGTCAACGCCGCAACGAAAACCGCCACCGCCACCACGATCGCGCGCACAACGGCATTCGGACGCCAGCTAGACGTCCTCATCCCGACCGCGGCCATCACTCGATAGAGCGTCGTCTCGACCTCCCGCCAAGTGCAGGGAGTTGTGAGCTCATCCAAGCTAGGCGACGGATCGGCCATTCGCGATTGCCTCGACGAGCTTACTGCCCGATTCGTCGGCAACCATGGTCAGATTGAACTCTTCCCCCGAGTCCACCAGCTCCCCGGAGATCTCGAGCCGAAGAGTCTCAGCCCCAGCGTCCCAACTGCCATCAACCGAAACGTCCGTCAACCGATCGTCTCGCGTGACTTGCTGCAGCACTCGCTGACGGATCTCCCTCCAGTCCGTGTGCCCCGCCGACAGCTCACGCACGAGATCGACGCCCCAATCGGGATCCGCGGGAAGCTCGCCGGGGTGCGTGTGCAGACCGCGATACAGATCCTCGAGCACACCCGCCGGATCGGTGCCATCGCGCTCCCGCATGTCGTCGGTCAGATCGTCCCGACACACCAGATCCGAACCCCATCCAGGATCCCCGGTCGGCGGAGACATCACCCGCTCGACCGTCAAAAGCTCGGACTCCACCGCGGCCGCAACAATCGCATTCAGCACCATCTCACACACCTCCGAAAAATGCCTCGAGAGCAGCCTTCGATCCGCCATCCGTCGCGAACACACCCACCCCCCACACGGGCTCGGAAGAACTCACACCGCCAGGCAGGCCGCCCGGAAACACGTCCCCGATCGCTCCCTCGTGCCGGGCGAGATAGATCCCGGGTGTGCCGAGCAGCGCAGCGAGCCCCACCGAAAATGAAAGGCTCGCCGACAGCTCACCGATCATCAGCTCGAGTTCAGCGATAACCGCCAGCATCGCTCCAACATCGACCTGGATCGCTGGTAGCCCGAGCTCGATCATCGCTTCGAGCCGGGCCACCAACGCCACCGCAGCCTCGAGCCTGCCAGCCAGCGTTGGCGGCTGCAGCCCGATCCGCGCATGGGCCGCCACCGCCCCCGCCAGCCGCGCCTCGAGCGTCGGCAGGGTGAGACCGATCGACGCCGAGAGCTTGGCCTCAGCGAGCACCACCATCGGCACCACCTCGCCAAGCGTCACCGCCCCAATGCCGATCCATGTCACGGGATCATCACCTTCGACGTGCCGGCCCCGATGATTCCGATCAGTGGCGTCGCGATCGTCATCGCTCCAACGAACGGCACGCCATCGAGCTCACCGGTCACCGCGATCGGCACGCCAGGGTCGACGAAAATATCCACTGAGTCCCCGACGCCTGCAGCTCCGCGAGTCCCCTCGCAAAGCCTCACCACCTCCGGCACGAAGCCCGCCCCATCCTTCGGAGCAAAGCGCCCCACGAAGGGCCGACCGCGATCCCCCTCCTCGAACTCCACCAGTACCTCAGTGCCCGGCTTCAGCTCGGCATGAGCGCCGGCAACACCAGGCCACATCCGCACCGGCAGCAGAGCAGGCAGCCCGGTCGCCTTCGACACCACCGAGAGATTGACCCGGCCGTCAGGGTGCATGCCGGCGACCCGATACCGATACGAGCCGAAGAGCTTCGCCGGACCGGCAGCACCCGCCAGGCGAGCCACAATCGACCGCACGAGCCACGCAGCACGACCGGCGCGGCCATCCCCTCCACACCACGCCAGGGCCCGCACGGCCGCCCCTGAGCCAGTGAGGACGAGCTCCTGGATCACAGTCGGATCGCCGATCCGCTCGTCCGTCAGCGTCGCCCCGACCTCGAGGGACGCCAAATCGTCGGCCTCGAGCACGGCAACCCGGGCACCCGGATCCCAGTCCAGCACCCCCGCCCAGAATCCGCCCCGCCGCGCTCCCACATGCGTCACCCCGGCGCGGTCCACCCACCAAGCCCGGTCGGGGCCGGCGAGATCCTCGAGAGTCACCGCCGCGCACCCCACCGGGCGCGCATAGTCGGCCCCTACGAGCAGGCGACCATCGTAGCCCCCGAGGGACTCTCCGACCTCTTCGGCGAGCTCCTGAGCCACCCTCCGCCCCTTCACGCCCGCGTCCGAGTGATAGCCGCGCTCACGGACCAGACGACGCCAGCCAGCCGCGCCAGCCACCAGCCGGAATGCCCGCCGCGCGCCCCACTCCCCCCCGAACTCCGGCAGCAGCGCGCCCGACCACTCAGCACCACCCCACCGAAACACCGCTCGGCCAGACGGATCCGACAGATCGGATTCCTCGACCGCCAACGTCCCACTGACCTGCCACTCGCACGCAATCGGCTCGCGCAGCTCAAAGGCCTCCACCGCATGCACCACCCCGGCCGCGTCCACCAGCTCAGCTCCCATCAGCCGCCCCCAGTGAGCTGCTCGATCGTGCCAGCAAGCTGGTCGTTCTGGATCCTCAGCATCTCCGCCTTGATCTCCCACGGATCCAGCTTCGGTCCGTCCTTCTCCCCCTCAGGCTTAGCCTGAGTCGCCTTCAGCCGCCGAAACTCCCAGCACGTCACAGTGTATTTCCAGATCCCGAGCTCGTCCGGTCCCTCGAGCTTCCATTTGACCTTGTGGATAGCCCGCACGGGAGGGCTGACGAGCTCGAGCAGGGGATACAAGATCCGCAGCGCTTGCGGTCGCCGTCCGATCCGCGGCCGCTCGAGGATCGGGGCAAATACGTGGAATTGATCCCAGTCCGCCCGATCGAACAGCTGCATCACCAGATCGAACTCGACCAGCTCGGGTCCGCGATACACCGGCACAGCACCGGCCAGCCCCGGGCCAGTGATCTTGTCCCATTTCTCTGGCACCTCGAGCACCGGCACCGACAAGATCCCAGGGGTGCGGACGCCGTTCACGATCGCGAAATCGATCGGCCACCGAAGCGGATCCCAGCGGCCAGAGCCCCTTGCCCGACCATAGTCCCCGAGCACCTTCGTGAGATCTTGCCTCCGCTTCTCGAACGCCAGCGCCTTCGAGCTTGCCGCGGTCATCGCGTCACCACCTGCGGAGATCCGCTCAAGTCGATTCCGAGTTCCACGGCAAGATGCTCGAGCACCTTGATAACTTCCTTCCCGACCGCGGCCGCAAGATCCTCCGGCTCACCCTTCCCACCGGCCACAGTCACCGGGATCGTCAGTGAGCCAATGAGCGGCACCCCAGCTCCGCCACGAACTCCACCACCACCCCCAGAACCACCGCGCGGATACAGCATCTCACCCACCGAGCGCCCCGCCCTCGCCCCGGCTTCTTTGGCGCCCGCTTCGGCGCCATCGGCGATATCCTTCTTGACGAGCCGACGAGCAACGGCGGACGGAGAGCGGATCTCCCAGGCTTGCTTGAAACCCTTGACCATCTCCTGGCCAAGCTTCTGACCCTTTTCCCACATCCCATTCAGCGGGTCCAAGATCCCACGCACGATCGCATTCCCGATGTCCGACCAGGACATTTGCGACACGATCGCGATCACCTTCCGCGCACCACCGACCAGCGCGGAGATCCCTTTCCAGGCACCCCAGATCCCAAGACCGAGCAGCACGATCGGAGCGAGCAGCGTCCCATACATCACCGCCGCTCCGACCGCGAGAGCCCCGACCGCGGCCGTCAGGGCGACGACTCCGACCACCAGCCCCATCACCGCGCCGCGTCCCATGTGCACAGCCTCCGTCGCCCAGTCGACGTTTGTCTTGATATCCTTCGTCGTCCTCAGCCACCAGATCCGCAGCTTCTGAACCGCGATCGACACTTCCAAAGCACCGATCACCATGCCCAAAAACAACCTCTTCACGATCGGCATGCCATCCCGCGCCTGACCGAAAAGCGGGTTCAGAAGGCTCGTCACCAGCGATTTCAGAGCGCGGCCGGTCACCGTGGTCTGGCTGAAGATCGACAGCATGTCCTTCAGTCCGCCGAGGAAGCCCTCGATCTTCACATCGCGGAACAGAGCATCGAGATTGCTCCGAAGCTTGCGCAACTGGACATCGACGGATAGCAGCTGGCGCTCGGCCACCCCGCCCAGCTGACTCTTGACACGCGCCGCCAAGGCCGTGACAGACTGCCCCGTGAGCGCAGCCCCCACCGCCATCGAAGCGAAGGCTGCCCCCATCTCCTCGCCGAGCACCGCCGCACGGATCGCGGAGCCCTCGAGCGCCGCCGACAAATTCCTGCCCCGAAGCCCGGCACGGTAGAGGCTCGTCGCCTGCCTCTCGATCTGGTCCCGGTTCAGCGCGACCGCGCCGGACACGGCATCGATCGCCGCCTGCAGATCCGAAGCCTTGCCGGCCTGGATCCCCCAGTAGTTGGGCATCTTGGTCAACCCCTCGAGCCGCAGCATTTCAGCTCGGCGAGCGTCCTGCACCCTGAGCGCATAGGCCGCAAGCGCGGCCGTCGCAGCACCCGCGCCGGCTACCACCGCAGCCAGCGCCACCACCACCAGACCGATCGCCCCAGCCAGTCCACCCTTGCCGATCGCCGAGCTCAGCGACCGCGTTCGCTGGACGAGCGAGCCAAGCGCCGTGCTCGAGCTCGACACCTGATCGCCGAAGGCTTTCAGCTCGTCCCGTTGCGCAGTGAGGTCTTTCTTGGATTCCTTGGCCGCGTCCCGCTGATTCTTGCGCCACTCACTCAGCCTCACATTCTGCCTCAGCAGCGCGACCTGGTTCGCCGCAACCGCCTCCCTCTGCGCGGCAATCTGCGCTCGGAGCTGCTTCGCCGCATCGGACCCGGCTAGCGACGTCCCCCGGAGGTTCCGAAGCTGCGCCTGGAGCTCCTTCAGCGCCTCCAGATCGCCCTCGAGGGCCTCGGCCATCTCATCCGCAGATCGCGCGTTTCGCTCGGCCTCGTCGGCAAAATTGCCGCCGAGGTTCGCGACCATCGTGACCTGCGGATTCGATCCTGCGCTCATCTCGTCCTGCCTTGAGCAATCAGCGTCAGACAGGCCTCAGCCAGGATTTCCAGGCCTACCTGCCGGCGCTCTTCGCTGTCCGATCTCGACTCCTCACCGCCGAACACCTCACCAAGACACCCGGCCGCCACCTCGATCCTCTGGCCAGCCTCCCTCCGGAGGCCGGCTATTTTCCCGCTCGGGCCGCGACCTTCGCCCCGCCCAAGCGATTGATGATGACCGCCGCGGAGCTCAGTTGCCCAGGATACCGCGTCAGAATCCGGTCAAACTCGGCTTGCGTCGGAAACTCCAGACAGGACGTGACGAGCGGCACCAGGTGCTCAAACGCCACTGAACACTCGGTGGCCTGCCACTCCTCGTATTTGACCCGCGCAGGTGCGCGCAGCACCACGAGACGGCCATCGGGCACCGTCAGAGCGTCCCAGTCGACACCCCTCGGGCCCTTCGTGGCCGCAATCTCTGCCAGCTTCTCCGCGGCAAATTCCTCGGCTTCGGCGCGCGCAAGCTCGGCCCTGGCCGCCTTGATCCGATCGTCTGCCTCCCGTCGCTCCACGAGTGCCGCCGTGCGCGCCTTGCGCTCCGCGATCTGCTCCTCGATCAACTCCAGTTCCGTCTTCTCAGCCATCACTCATCACCACTTTCTGCCGCCACCGCGGCCGTTCACGCTCAGAGAGCCTCGCTCCGATCCTCGAGAGTGAGGCCGTTCTGGCTCTTCCGCTTGAACCAAAACGTCAGCTCTTCCTGCAGCGGATCCGGAGAATCCGCGATCGACGCTGCCTCTTCGTCGAAGAGACACACCTCAAAACACACATCGATCGGACTCTCGTTCCGATCCAAGTATTGAAAGAAGATCGTGATCGGTGTGTTGCCGTAGCTGAGCCCATCATCCGAGCCCGCCGCGAGATACTCGCGCATCTTCTGGACCCCCCCGGCGAAACCCTTGACCTTTAGGCCGTTCGTCTCGAGCTTTCCTCGCGTCCACTTCTTTGGACCCTGAGACCGATCCATCCCGTAACCGATCCCTCGAGTGAGCTTCTGTCCCCACGATGCCTCACCGAAGAATTCCACGGTCTGATTGTCGAACACCATCCGTACGGATCCGCGGTAGTACGCCGCGCCGTCCGGGTTTGCCGAGCCGTCCCACATCTTTCCCATGATTTGCTCCCTTTCAGCTCACGCGACGAAGGCCAATCAGACCTCGACAACTCCGGGGTTCAGCATCTTCACCTTGACGGAGATCCACTTCGTGTACCCGAGCAGCAAAACGCCGAGCTCGAAGGACCATTCCTCGGTCTGCAGAATGAGCGCGTTCTCATCCGGGTTCACCTCGATCGCACTCGCCATCGGCCCCACGCGCATCGAAGACCAAAGCGCCAGCTCCGCCGACGCCTTCACCCGCCGAACGTAGCTCGGGGTGGGCTTGCCCGTCTTGCGACTCACGATCACGTCATCGTGCAAAACCTGCCGCAGGAACGAATAGAGCCGCCCTTCGGCGTACGAGATGACCCGCCGGTGCTGAATGTACCGATAGTCACTGTCCGAAGCCGACTTCAGCCGCGGATTGTAGACTCGGACACCCGCCTCCCCGTCCTGCCAGAGCGTCAGGAACCGAGCCGCATCGAAGCCGGGCCAAATCTGTTCATCGTGGAAAAGAGGGTTCCCCTCAGCATCCACGAGAGACATCCCGGCGATCACGCCGTTCGAGTCATGCGCGGCGTCCCGTTGGCGCGGCAGTCGCTCGATGAACGGACCCACACCCCACACGCGCGGTCGCCGCGACGTGCGCAGCGTCACCCTCGACTGATACCAGCAGTCGCCCGGAACGACCGCTCCGAGGGTGGTCGAGTATCCCGACCACTCCGTCGACAGGGCCGTCATGTATTCGGATACAGTCTCATCTAGCTCTGGCAGACGGGCGTTCGCGATCCAGTAGGGCCGCCGGTTCCGAGCCGCCATTTCGCCGATCGCCGTGTCCAGCGCGGATGCGATCGTCTTGTCGATCGGGCACGACACCTCGAGACACTCCCAGTCAACCACGAACTTCCCCAGCGCCTCGGCCGCGGCACTCACCTCGGCCGCCGTCGGCTTCGGCGCGACAGCATGGATCACCAGTACATTCCCCGCGACCACCGTGCCAGACGCCAGATCGATCACGATCCCACCGACCGCGGCCGCCAGCGTGATCTCGTCCGCTGTGCCGAGAGCAGTCTCGGGTCCCCACGTCCGCCCGCCATCGTAGCTCAGGAAGTACGTGGCACCCGCCGTGCCGACCGTCGCTCCCGTCCCGATCCGGATCCGATATTCCGCCGTCTCGATCGGCGTGGCTCCGGTGTGCACCGACGGCACGGACGTGCCCGTCCAGTCGTCGTCGTCCAGCGTGACCTCGCCGACGTCCGCACACTCGATCCGGCACGCCACCACGGGACCCTTCCAATCCCGCGCCTGGGGCGCGATGGCCTCGAGCAAATCCCCTCCAACGTAGTGAGCCAGAGCGTCGACGAGCCGTGTAAAGCTCTTCGGAGTGAAGTCCCCAGCGACCGCCAGACCCGCGATCGCCAGAGGCATTTTGCCGGACGAACCACCACCAATTTGCCCATCGATCTCCTCGAACTCGATTCGATTCGTCATAGATCCTCGATTCCAAAGACTCGCCCAGTGACCACGGGCTCGACGGGCCCGATCGAAATCGAGTCGTCGTCACCGCCCCAATCCAGCACGCTCTCACGCACACTCGCCACGGTCAGGATCGCACGCCCGAAGGGCGCCGCCATGTCGCCCTGCTTCCACGCCACCGACACCGGCCAAAAATTCCTCACCGACCGACGGAGGCCGGCAAAAACCAGCTTCCACAGCTCGATCGTGCGGCGATACTGACCAAGCGCCTGCCCTTGCTGGTCCTCCACAGCGACGTCTGGATCGTAGGCCCCGACGTACACCCGAAACAGCTCCGACACCGACGCAATCTCAGGCGGAGATCCGCCCAGGTACTTCGGGGGCTCTACCTTTCCAACATCGCCACTTGGGCCGCCAGGGACGATCACCACCCGCTCGAATTCGTCCACCCGCAGAGGCAAAGCATCTTCACCGAACGCCGGAACCAGCGCCGGACGAGCCACCGCCAGGAACTCTGTCAGCCGAGAGTGCACCACCGAGATCACTTGGCAGCCCTCCGCGGCCGAGGCTTGTCGCGCCGGTGAGCGTTCAGCCACTCGTCGGCCATCTCCACCACGCCGAGCCGGATCGCGTTCCCCAGCCGATCGATCTTCGTGGGGATGATCGGACGTTCCGGCTTCCCGCCGGCGCCGAACTGATGAAAAACCTCGGGACCGGTCAGCACGACGACCAGCGACGTCCCGATCGCGCGCACCTCGACCGCAGCATCGGCATTCGCCAGCACGCGGCCCTTTCCGGCCACGTCACCGCGCCGGGCACCGCTGCGACGGGTCGTCTTCCTCGGGGCCCACGGAGTCCCATCCGCCGAGCGCCCCTCGGCGATGGCCGAGCGGATCTCTTTGTTCGCGAGCTCCGCAGCCCGCGCCACCATGTCGGGACCGGAGCCGGCGAGGCCCCGGAAGGAATCCGCCCATGCCCGGAACCCAAGCACCGCGCCCTCGCCGGACACCTCAGCCACGGAGCGCCTCCAGTTGCTCGTCCGTCCAAGCCCAGGGCGAGGCCTCAGAATAGCCAAGAGGCGCATTCTTCGCAATCGCGGAGCCATCTCGAGCCGTCACGAGCGGGATGTTCCAGCGCTCAGACTTCGGATCCGAAGCATCCTTGATCTGCTCCTCGGCAAGCTCGGCTGCAGCCCGGATCTCCTCGAAAAGCAGATCCGACGGGTCGATGCCAATCTTGACCGCCGCGAACCGCTGGACCTCGGCCACGATCCAGCCATCGATCGTAGCGTGCCCGGTCGGCAGAGGGATCGCGTACTTGTGCCGCAGCCTGTCCTCGAGCGCCCTCGACCGCAGCTCCAAGTGACCGTCCACAAACCCGGGACTCACCCGCTCGAGCTCGTCAACCCTCGACGAGGGCAGCAGCGTCAGCTGGCGAAATCGGGCGAACGTCACGAGCGCGGCCATTCAACCCCTAAACCCCGGGCCCCCGGTTTTCCGGGAGCTTCGGGGCAGGGGTTCCCGCTCGGCCGTGGTGGCCGCCGAGCGAAAGCTTGGCTCAGTTCAAGATCGCTTGAATTTGAAAATCCGATCGGGCATCCCGGCGAACACGCCGTTTCTGCCCTTGCAGTGCCACTCAAGCTTATCGGTCCGATCCAACAGGCGATCCAGCCAGCCGCCATCACCGCCGCGCCCGGTGTAATACCGGGTCGCGAAGCTCTCGCGGTTCGCGTAGATAATCCCGCCGACCTCGGGCGAGGCCGCATTTTCGACGCCGATGAACCAAGTGGTGCCGTTGTCCACCAGCGCGAGCTCCGGCATCATCACCGGCTGGACCAGACCGAGAGACGCCACGATCGCCTCGACATCCGCAGTGCCGCCGAAGGTGCCACCAGCCGCCGCCTGAGCGATGAACTTCGCCTGAGTCAGCTGGCACGCCCGCGGGTACAACCGAGGACTGCACCCGAGCAGCACCGGCTCGAGATTGGCCGGATCCTCGCCGTTGGCGCACGGAATCGAGCGGATGTATCCGACCGCGGCAGAGAGATTCTGCAGAGCCACGTCCGTCGTTACAGCTCCGGTCGAGTAGCAGTCAGCACCATGGATCGGCAGTGCGCCAGGATAGCTGCCGGACGCCGAGCCGCTGAACAGGTTGGCGAAGCTCCCAAGCTCCACCTCCCGGTAATTGAGCGGATGGTTCTTAGCAAACAGCTGCTTGCCGTCGAAGCAGACGAAATCGGTGGACGTGTCGCCGTAGATCAGCGCCCGCGCCGTCTCCTTCTGCGGCCAGTATGCCGCATGAGTCGCGATCTGCTGCGCCCAGGACACGCCGGCCGCGATCCCCTGCGGGTCGAGATCTTCTAGCTGTGCCCGATCCATCTCGAAGCTTGCGCCGGCGAAGTCCGAGGTCACCTCGAGCTTGGCCATCACCAGATCCGAATACACCGTGTTGCCGCCGCCGTGGTTCAGGCGTTCGATCTTCGCGGTGTCCAGCATCCACGCGATCAGCTCGCGGCCCGTGACGATGTTCCGGACCTTCGCCACTTTCTGCCACCACTGGTTCTTCAGCAGATTCGCGTAGTGCCGCACCTGCACCGCCTGCATGCGGGTCTCGAGATTGCTCACATACTCAATTGGGAGAACCATCTCACTCACCACCCTCTGCCGCGACCTCGACAGTCACGGTCACCAGGCCATTCAGTTTCTCGATCCAGACGCGGCCGGTGCTCGAATCGAAGCGCCAGCAGCGACCAGCCAACGATCGCCCCGTCGAAACGGGCGACACCGTGTTGTCGTCAGTGAAGTACACAAGCTTCCCGACGGTCGTAGCCGAGCAAGCGTCGTCACCGGTCGCGTTCGCGAACGGCCAGATCACGATCTCGCCCAACAGATCGATCGCACACCGAACGTCACCGTCGGAGGCGTCATAATCGCCGGCAAAGATCCCGGCAAAGAATGCGCCTTCGGTCGCGGTCGCAACGACCGCCTTGCCGTCGACAAGGAACGCCGCGCCACTCTTGTACGCCACCTCGCCGGAGGTCAGCGCGATCTCGAGCTTCCGCATCGTCCGGGGTGGGCGATTGCGCCCAGCACTCAGAGCAGTCATCGGGTCACCTCACTCACGCGAGCAATGGCTGCCCGCAGCTCACCCGCGGCATGCGGGTCCTTGACCTTCCCGAGCTCGGCAAGGGCCGCTTGGGCCTGTGCCGGAGTACCGGGGTGAAATACGAGGTCCGACCCGCTGAACTCGACGAGAGGTCGAGCGGGCTCGTGGCCAAGCATGCGGTCAGCCTCGGCAAACGCCCGAGCGGCCGCCGCACTCACCGCGGGACTCCCCTCGGTGCCAGCGTCCCCGACGTGCACCGAGCTCTTCGCGCCAAGTGCAGCCTGAGCGGCCACCACCGGGGGAACGTTCTTCGTCGTCGGGATCGCCGTCAGCGCCATCGCCAGGGCAGACACGGGCACGCTCTCGAGAGCCTTGATCTGCTCGGCGGTCAGATCGGGCCTCGCTGCCAAGATCTGGCCGCGCTCCACCCGATCCATGCGAGCTACCAAGTCACCCGAGGCCTTGGCCTCGTCGCCCTTCTTCTC